ATCTATCGCTTTAGTTTTGTCAGTTTGCATGCTCTCAAACATTGCTTCGGCGGACCTTGTTAACTGTGATTGGAAATCAATAAAGACCAACCCTGACCACACCTACGTGTACTCTGAACCTTTGCATATTTGCGTAGGTCATTTGGTTTACAATCAAACTTTAGATTTAAAGACAATCGACTCTTTGAATCTCGCTATTGATGCTCAAGCGGACGCGCTAGACAAAGCAGACCAACAGGCTCAAGTATGGAAAGCCGAAGACACGATCTTGATCAACAAGATCAATGAGATCCAGGATCAAGAAAAGTCCAAATCTTGGATCTGGTTTGGAATTGGCTTTGTATCTGCAAGCGCTTTAATTTACGGAGCAAGTCGCCTTAAGTGATTTGCGTAGAGATTAGATCACTTGGCAGGTTTTGAACGATTGGCATTAAATCTTTTGGAGTAATGTCGTCAATAATCATCAAAAGCGGTACGTCGAGATTCTTTAAAAGCTCGGCTATAAGCTGGGAGCAAACTGGGGTATTCGAGGCACTTCGAATCGGGTTGTGCACCTTAAATCCAAGTTTTTCGGCAACGATTACGTACCCAAGACCAAAAATTGTAGCAATCCCGTAAGGCTCAGCTGATGTATCGAGTGCAAAGTCTTGCATTTGATTAAACTTGCTGTCGCACACTAAGAATTCAAACTCTTTTATGACGGTTTCTTCTGCTAAGAAGCGCTCTTCACTCATGAAATTTACACTACTGTGTGAGGCTTGAAAATAGATTTGCCTGTCAGACCATGCAGCCGAATACTTTAAATAAGTGTGCGAGTACGGTGTTCCCTGCACCCACATGATAAGCCAGGAAAAGATTCCAAATTTCTTGGATGACTTTGAAAAGCCGATAGTAAGAGTTTTCATTATTTCACCTCATTTAAGATGAAATTGATTCCGACCGTTTTAGCCGAGATCGAAGTGTAAGAGACCTTGATCTGCATGTTTTGGTACAAATCGGCGTCGTATTCGCTCGTGTGGTTGTAATAGTCTTTTGCTGGGTTCACGTTGAAGCCGAACTGGTTGAGCGTGTAGTTTGGGATAGTTGAATAGGTCCCAGTCGTAGAGTCCAAGATGTAGAGACTGACATGATCTAAAGTCTCAGCACCAATAAGCTCCAATCCTGTGATCTTGCACCAAGCATAGGGAACGGTAAAAAGAATGTCGGTAGAACCAACAATGACTGCCGACTGAACTCCGTTTACTCTTTTGTAGAGTTTCTTTGTGCCGATTGTTTTTGCGGCAAATGGGGCCGGAGCTGGTTGAGATTGTATCGTTAAGGATGGCGCAGACTGTACAACAACATTTTGTGCTAGCAATCCAGTAAGTGCGCTCCAAGCCAAGGACGGATCGATATAATCTTGAGCAGTATCATTGAATAAAAAAGAACTACTCCCCAAGAGAGTGAAAGTCTGTTGATCAGTAAAGTTTCTTAGATCTGAAGGATTTACCTGGGTGTAGACCCCGGATGGGTAATTGACCCCAGTTGATCCGTGAAGAATGTCAGAGCTTGTCGTATTCTTAATTTTAAAAATCATGAAAGTTCCTACTGTGGTGTAACAAAAATACTAACCACTGGATTTTGAGGGTTTCCGCTTGTACAAACCACCGCAAGTTCTGCGTCTGTTGTAAGATTGATACTTAGGCCCGTTACCGTAGCCTTATAAGACGCCGAATCTCCTGGAACAGAAATGGTAGCACCCGTCACGTCTGCCCAAGAATTAACGCTTGTTCTGTATTGAACTTTAAATGCCTTAACATTGTTATCAGATTGAGAAAGTGAAACGCTTATTTTAACAATTTTATTTAGCCCCGGTATGAGTTGACCAGTTTGATTAGAAGGTATTCCTACCCCATTTCTTAAGTATTGGCCCCCACCCACAGAGCCCGATATGCCTAATTGAAAAAACGGAGTTACTCCCGTGTTGCCGCCAGCTTTGCTTGCAAAAACATCAATTGCGCTTTGAACGTCACCAGTTCCAAGACCTGAAACAGAGTTGTCGTATGGAACACTTGAAGCAACTTGAGTGCTGGAAACGTAAGGATAATTCATTACGATCCCTCAACAATTCGAACGTCAGTTGTGGCAACGCCAATCAACCAAACGGCAACGTTATCTGTAAAAGCCATGGTCACACATTGGTTCTTGAAAATTGGGGTGCCGGAAGCAATTGTTACAGCGCTTGTTGATCCCCAATAAACAGTTCCATTGGTTGGGGTAATTGAGAGAAGTTTGCGACTAGTAAGCCGTGTCGCTCCAACTTTTGCTTCAATTGCCGAAGTTGTTACGGAAATCGCAGCGTTTAGAGAGCTAGTATTGATCGAGTCACGAACGAATGCGTCTCCGTTGGAAGACGATCCAATGGGCGTACCTGTAACGCCAGCGGTGTTTGCGCCGACTACAACTACTGGTAAAGCTGAGTTATCTAATGGAAGATCTGCCATACTGCCCTATATCATTAACGAAAAAGGGCCATGTTTATTCAACACAGCCCATACGAGTTTTAGATCAAATACTTAAATTAGACTTCTACGCCCGAAATTGTGCTGTAAACGTCCATGGCCGCTTTATCCAAGTTAGTACGGATGATTCTGATTTTTGAACCAGTACCGGAATCACTTAGAGTAAATTGACCAAGGTCGATTGCAACGTTCGGAGTGCTTGTCGAGTTGAAACCAACAAATTTGGTAACAAAAGTTGTTCCGTCGATTGACACTTGAACTTCAATTTTCAATTTTCCAGAAGCAGTTCCCCAGAATTTTGTAGCTTTAAACGTCTTGCTTGCCGTGACCGCGTAGTCATGGTTCGAAGATGCGCCTGCTGCAATTGCAGAAGAAGTGTTGTAATCGTGCTTTTCAGTACCAGCTTCACCAGCAGACATCTGAACCGGAAATGGGTTCGCCGCGGTGTAGAGGTTTCCTGAGCTATCGCGAAGTTCAACGTCCATCGAACGGGTAGAACCAGCAACTCCAGAAGTAATTGCGTTTCCGGCACCGTCTTGAAGTCTGCTAGTTACAACGTCAGTTGCAGTTAGTGGACGAATAATTAGGCGACCAGACGAATCCAACTGAAGAGATGCTTGTTGGCCCGAAGTCAATGTTGGCAAAACTGTGTTGTACAGTGCGCCCATAAGCATTGAAAACGATCCAGCAGTTCCACCGACAGCAGAACCGTCAGAGACATCTTTTGTAATCCAAGGGCTTGAACCAGACGCCTGGTTTACTTGACCGATTACGTTTGTGCCAGCCGGAAGAGGTGAGTTTGGCGAAAGACCAACAACCATTGCAGCTTGCGTTGCAACAGCAGCTGTAGATGCCGGTGTAAATACCGCATCGTTCGTTCCGTCAGTAATACGGGTCCACCAGTAGCCAGCATGTGTTGCCGCTGCTGCGCCCTGTGCTGCCGTAACGATGTCGGCTGAAGTCAACGCACGAACTTGGCGTGGGTCAATCTGGACACCAGCAACGTTGATTCCGACGTCTAATGCTCTCTGAGCACCGTTGACCTGGGAAGTAACAGCGTTACCCGAACCGTCATTAAGTTTTGTGGTAAGTCTACCGGCAGCGTCTACGTTTAGACCCTGTGACGGCGTTGTGGCATCCACAATCTTTGCGGCTACATCTCCGTTATTTTCGGTTCTAATCGGCAAACTTGTATTTACATCACTCATAAATTCTTAATTCCTTATTTCAGTTCTTCAGTTTTAATTTGGTCTTCAAGTTCCTGCTCTTTCGCCGTTTGAATGGCGATAGATGTTTCCAGGCGCTCGATATTCTCTTTATGTTCGTCAATACGGATTTCTAGATCCATACGTGCCGAAACAACGCGGGCTTTTTCAGCTTTTAATTTCTTAATTTCTAATGGCGTCATATTTCCCTCAAGTAATAGATTGGGTGGGTTCTTAATTTGCGATCTCTAAGACCTGAATTCGGGCGTCAAAGTCGCCAGCATTGGGTCGTTGGTGGATGACTTGGATGAGAATGATGTCGGACGCTTTAAAGTTTAGTCCGTTGGAGTTGCCGGTTTCGTAGTTAAATTCGGCATTTAGCTCGCCACCAAAATAAGTACGTTTGACGTCCATAACGACGCCATTGAGCAATATCGTGAACTTGGCAATATTTTCGCCCGATACGGTTATTTTTTGGAGAACGGCCGTAGTTGCAAATGGAACTGTGTAGGTCAGGATCGAAGTCAAAATACCCGTGGGAACTGCTGATGCCGTGTTAAAACGACTCTTAACCACATTTCCGGCAACTGGAGTTTCAACGACGTTTACGTTTAAAGAACCATCTTGGTTTGGCTTTAAAACGTTACCGGTAGGCCCAACAACCTCGACGTCACCAACTTTAATGGTTCCATCAAATGCAAACGGCATAGGGTTCTGGGCGCTGTACGGATTGCCATATTGGTCAACATTGAGCGTGCGCCAAGCTACTATTGGATCGGTCTCGTAAGTAGCCTGATCCATGTCGTCAGGACGAAGCTTTGTCTTGTCTTGCTCAAACTGGGTGATTTGGGCGCTACCGGCAACGGTGTAGGCAGAAAGATCTACCGCGTGGTTGTTGATAGGTTTGGCAGGGTCGCCTACAAACAGATCAGTATTATTAACAACGCGCTTAACTTGTAAGTTGATTGATGGAAGGCCAGGTGCAGAGATGGTAACCAGAGCTTTAACCCTGAACCCTGCTGTGTCCGCAACTTGTACTTGACCAATAGCTCCACCGTTAGCAGTAAATGCTTGCGGCGGTACCGTGGACCACGTCTTTTCGTTGGCCATACCTGTTCCCTAAAAACCCAGCCCATGCTGAGTAGTTCTTAAGATCTAGATTGGCGCTAATACCAAGAGAGGTAGAGGTAAAGAGGCGTAACTCCATCGCAAATTATCGTATTTGTTAAATCGCCATTCCAATACAGGGACCAGTAGAAGCCAAAAAGACTTACGGGCTGATCGAGCTGTAAAGAGTTTGTATCTATGCCAGTAGCAGGGTTGTTCAGGGTATTGCTGTCGTAGCCATAATTGTCAGCCAGGCCTACCAAAGTTTTGTAGCCCATGCCGGAATAGTAGTTAGATAGGTTTGTGGCAGATACGCCCTTAGTTAGGGTCAAAGTACACTTAAATTGACCAATGGCCACAGCGTTCCCAATAACAAGGTCTGCCTGAGACATATAGTTTGTATCGATCACGGCCTGGTTGGCATTGCGATTGGTAGTTGATTGCGCGCTGGCTTGGATTTTACTTTGAGACATATACCCTCAAAAAACGAAGGCCACTGGATTTTAACCCAGCGGCCCCGGTGCCGCCAATCCTAAGACGGGCGGGGAGTTAAATAATTAATTCGGAAATTGAACTGGATTGACTTCAGCATCGGTAGCAGTATTCTCGTCACGAAGACGAAGCCCTAAATAGGTAACAGAAATGCGCGAAGTAGCACGGGCATTATGTGAACCAGAGTAAGAGTTTGCAACGCATCCATCGGCAACCAGGATAGTTTGAAGAGTTTGACGATCAACAATCGAAATTGTAACACCTTCAAATTTCAAAAGATCAGCAAGTTTTGGTACTTTTGGAAGAAGGGTTGGTCCCTGTCCAGCCAATCGAAAACCGCTACAAGTAATTGTCACAGCTTCTTGAGAATTTATTAAAATTTCTGCCGGGCCGAAAGAGCCTAAGATATGCAAAGCCTCAACATTGAAAGATGCGCTGTAGCTGCAAGTTTCGAAAATGCCCACAAGAACGTGGTCTACCCAAATCTGAGCTCGTGCGCCGGTAAGTGTTTTAGTTGCCATGGTTTAAATTTCCTTATTTCTATTAAATTAAGACTGTGTAATTGCCGACAAGTTCAGAGAGATAGGTATAAAGTAGACACTTGTTGCCAACTTGATATCGACCGAAACATAAATCGAAGGCGCAACAATTTGTACGCTTGGATTTTTGAATCCGCCTGGAGCATCGTCCGAACTTCCGATCAATTTTAAACTTTTGTAGCCAGCCATTTTTTGCGTCAAGAACGCGAGGCCAACTGCTTTGTTAACATCAGCAAGCGATTTACCCACAAAAGCTGCCTGGAAACTTGCAGCAAGGTCTAAAGCGATGATGTCAGAGCAGTAAACTGCCTGGATTGCGTTATAAACAAAGTTTTGATCACGCGAGTAAGTCGTTTGGTCAGAAACCCAAGTTGGAACTCCACCTACGTTATTCAAGATCAACAAACCAGCATCCAAAGCATCTTCAAGATCACCAGGTGAACCAGAATCAAATCCAGACGGATCGATCAAGCTGATTACGTTAGCGGCCTTGTTTGTGATACCTTTGTAGAAGCCAGCAGTTTGCATTCCAGCAGCGACACAAGCAGCGAACCAAGGCTGAAAGATCTCAATTTGACCTGTAACTGGATTTTCTTGACTTACTTGCTGCATTGCCAAAGCGATGCGGTAGTGACCAAGTTGCTGAGCAGCAGCTTTGTTTGCGCTGTAGATACCGTTTACAGACAAGATAGCCATGCGGTTACGCTTCAACAAAGGAGTCGAGTACTGGATGCAATGGTTTTTAATTGCCGCGTTGATGGCAGCAATTGTGTAAGTTGAACCAGAAGCAGTTTGGCCAGCAGCGATGTCCAACGATGCATCTTGCGAAAACAAAGGAACAATGATGTTGATCGAAATTCCGGCAAGTTGCTGAATCGCTGCAACAATGTCAGCGCCCGAAGTCGTTCCGCGTGCACCACCAGCAAGGTAAGTTGGCTGAGAAGATGGAAGTGGAAGTCCGGCCAGAGCAGTTGGAGCAAACGCCAAAGAATTTGAAGCTGAAATAGCTCTTTGGAACTGGTAAGCAGCCATTTTGATACGGCCAGGCTGATGAGTTGTGCTAGTTGTAATGCCAATTGCAGTTACTTGATCCAAAACGCTAGTAGGAGACTGCTGAGCAGCGGGAACAACCGATGCAAAGTAGCCAGGCTGCGAAGCGATGTACGAAGCAAGGTCAGCAACAGTCGAGTAACCAGCGAGGTTAACCGAAAGATTTGCACCAGCTCCACCAGTAACGGTAGTTGTCAAAGACTTGGTAGCCGGGTTGATCGTAAGAGTTGCAGCCGATCCAGCATAGCCAACAGTCAAAGCAACCAACGCAGAGATATCAAAAGTTTCGTTTGTGCCAGTTGTAGCGTTTACGATGCTTACTTCTACTGCGGGTTCACTTGCCGATACGTTTGGTCCAAAAGTAAGGCCAAGAGCAGCAAGGTCTCCAGCAATAGTGTCGATCAAAGAGAAAGATTTGCCAAAACCAGCGTGGTTAGCCGCAGAATCAACAGACATAATCAATTCAATCGAACTAGGAGCAGCACCAGCAATTGCAGTGATTCCAGATGGCAAGAGAGAGTTTAACTCAACAAGCAAATGTGGAATTGTGTCGTGGTTGGTAGAAGTTGAGCTCAACGTGATTGTCGACATAACTCCACCGTTTAAACGAAGGCCAAAAGCCATTGCGTTTAAAGCAGACCCCAATGAAGGAATAGTTCCACCAGAAAGCTGGGGCTGAACCTCTGCTTGAGTCTGGGTAATGGAAAACTTAAAAGAGTTTCCACCGATACCGTAGTTTTTATCGATAAAAGTACCGTAGTTTGTGTCTACGAGAGCTTGAGCCTGAGCCGAAGTGTTGGTCTTCAGAATGGTGACCGAGTTTGGCGCGCCAGTAATATCTGAATCAGCTGATGGAGCAGCAAGAGCCGCCATAGCATCTACAATCTGACCGCTGGTGTACATTTTCTGTACTTTTGCAAACTGGTC